TTTATTCCCAAGATAGTATTTTTTTAGATAAATATTTTTTGCGAAGTCTTTTGTCAAGTCCTGCATACTTCCTTTGTATCCAAATTCTCTCGCTTCTTCTTTTGTAATTCCCCAAGTTGTTTCTCCACCTTTATCGTGCTTGTCGTTAGTATAGCCTCCTTCAACTTTTAGCAAATAATCAAAAATTTTTTCAAATCTATCCATTTTTATTCCACCTTTCTTCCTAATAGTTCCATATCCTTTAAATATTTATATAACTTTGCAGGACTAAATTGATTAGCCTTTAATGTTTTTAAGTTGTATGTTAGGCTTTCATCTAATCCCTTGTTAATTAGATGTATACATAATTCTGAACAGAAGTACCTATCCCTATGTTCGATTCCCAGCTCCAGCAATTGACTAAAGAATATAGCTCCGTAGTCGTATCCTTTGCCCTTTAGTTTCTTAAACTCTTCCAGCACAATTGGAATTTCAATGTGGCTATCCAGTTCAAAAATATCCATATTATCCTTATACACAAAAGGTTTTATTCTTACGCCACCAGGATTTGATAAATATACATAGTCATTATATATGAATTCACAATGGCTGTATTTTCCTAATGTCCTTAATGTTATCAAAAAACCTATGATACTTTTAGGCTTGTGAAAACATATATAAAGCTTATTCCTTTCAAGATTCATAAATACCTCCTAACCTTGCTTCATTTCACTTTCAAATAATTTGTTATATTCAATTTCAGCATTAAATGATTTCAGCTCTTCGACCGTTTTGTTTTCCAAGCTGTGCGACAATGTTGTCTCGGCAACCATCGAAGTAGTTGTATGTTTTCTCATTATTTCGGACATTTCTATGAATTTCTGAACACTTACATTCACATATTTTTCAGAGCCGTCCTCTGTGTAGAATTTCCAGTTGCTGTACTCTGTCGCCATTAAGTCAGTCATAACTTGCGAGAAATCCAATTTCTGACCTTTGGCTATTTTTCCCATTAATTTAAGAATAAAGCCGAGAACTAAGCTAAACAGTATCTTGGTTATATTAGACTGATCTATTGTCCTGTTGTGCTGAAGATACTTAGTCCCTTTCACTTCAAATTCAAAAGGCTTTTTCTCCCTTTCAATTCTCAGTTCGTAAAGTTCCTGTTTTAGTTTCTCAACCTTTTCTTCTTTTCTGTATTTGATTTGATTGTTCTCAATGTACTCAAATTCAGATAGTTCGACGGTCTTGATTTTTCCATTCTCAATTAATTCATTTTCATCAAGAGTGTATTTTCCAGCTTTGTATAGTTCCTCTTTTGTTGCCTCTCTTAGATTTCCGTTATCCAAAACTGGATTTTCGTATTCCAATTCGTTCCAGATGTGCTTTTCTGTATCCCAGTCCGGATAAAACAGATTAGGATTATTTTTAAACTCTTCCAAATCAGTAATAATCGGTCTCGCTATTATTTCGAGACTTTTTTTGTTGTAGATTACAACATTCATTTATTTTTACCTCCTTATACTCTGATGTTTTTTTACTTAACAAAATATGAAACATTTGCATAAATTGTACCTTGAAAGTTAATTGATGACTCCCAGGTTATACGCCCGTCTGCCCCTATTTTTATAGTTCCTGAGTTATTGCTGTTCCAAAAAGCAACTGGGGCAGAAATATTTGAGTTCGGACGATATCCAGCCGGCAATGTCGCCAAGACAGTCCCTCTGGACAGGGAGCCCGTCAGATAATAGTTGCTGTCCCAAGTAAGAATCACTAAATCCCCTTTTTTGGAAAGTGCAATCCCTTTTTCAGCCACAAACTTAGTTTCGGTTTTGGAAAAATCTTCCACTCTATCTGAAATTGGCTTATTGCTTATTGCCCTAAATTTAGTAACATCGTTGTAAGTCGAATTCGTATCTGTTATGCATTCGTAATAGAACTTAGTCACGTTATCAAAGTAAAATTTCCCTTTAACTTTGTTACCAGTATCTTGAATGTTTCCACCAAATTCTATTCCTATGATTTTTGATAGTGCCTGCATTTCCAAATATCTTCTGTCTGCTGACTCTCTTGTTAAATAAGTCATAGAATTATCTATTGTTACATTCAAATTAGCAGCCTGATCGATTATTATGATACATTTTTCTACTATGTCTATTGCATTTTTCCCATTGTAAACTGGAATATAGTCACCATCTGTTCCTTTATTGTATGCATACAATATTTCAGTTCCTGAATCGTCCTGAGCATATATTCCCATTTCTGATATTTTATAAGAATTTGTTATTGTGCTTTCTCCTGTCCCTGTCTTATTCGATACTATAAATGTGAATTCCACTATTCCATTTTCTTTTCTTCCGTAACTGTTCACAGGGAATTCATTCCTTTTATCTAGTAAATCTGTTAATTCCCTGTCATTTCCTGTGTTGTATCCTGCTCCAATCTTAAACTTTGTCACATTTATTTTTGTCTCGTTGTTTATTGCCTTTGCAAGAAGTTCTCTTCCTTTGTTAGTCAATATCCAACCTATATAATTAGCCATTTTACCTCCTTATCTAATTCCTATTGTATTTTCTTTTACAGTTACATTTATTATTCCTTCACTTAAATTCTGCTCCATCCAAGGCAGTTCAAAGTTTCGTTCATTTAAGATGTTAATTATCTGCTTTTCAGAAAATATCCCTATATGCTTTCCAAACTCTGCAGTTCTATCAAATGTCAATGCCTCAAGCCAACTTCTTTCATTCTTGTACTCGTTTACTACATCTAGTACTTTCAAATAATCCTTTTCTTCTTTAAGCTCTCCCAATGTAGATATTTTAAAATACCCTGGTCGTCCACCATACTCAAACCATTCTTTTATTTCTGCATTCCCAAAGAGTATTTTACAGATAGCTTTTACACTCCCAAGCGTTCCTTTGTTAAAATGGGCTATTACGGCTATTTTTACTAGTTCTTTCTTACTTTCAAGACTAGCATTTTCTCCGACATAGTCGACGTGATACTCCCATAAGAGGTAATCAATCTCAGTTTCTTCAAGCTTATCAATGTTCAGAAAAAACTTATCTATAATCCTTTTCTTCTGATTTGTTATAGCGTAATCTATAGATTCATAAATCCATCTTGTCCGTTCATCGGTCAGAGTTGAGCTTGCAGCTATATAAGTTAATTTTAAATCCTGTATAGTTATCATAGCTCTTCAACTCCCTGATAATTGCTTGTAATCCCATTATTTATAGCAACTTGATTAAAATCTAATTTTTGAAAAGTTGGATTTCTTAATACAGCTCTTTTTACTCCAGCTATTTTTAATCTTTTAATCAGCTCATCTGGATTTATGTCTTTGCCTATTTTTTCTTTCTGCCATTCAACATATTCCTGAACCGTTTTGTCTACGTTAGATTTGATGACATTTACAAGAGTTTCATTATCTTTGTCAATATAATAGTCAAAATCTATCGAATAATTAATTTTATTCGGCTCTTTAATGTTCACGTTGTCAGTCAAAGGACGCACATTTTCTTCATTAAGCACCGCCTTTACCTTTTCCTTGAGTTCCTGGCTTACAGCACCTATGTCAGTCCATATATAGATATCTACATTGGTCGCAGAGGGCGAATGAACTTTAACATCTATAATGTTTGTACTTGCTGTCTTAGTCCAAAAAGTGTATGCTCCCGAACTTCCAGCTGTGGTAAAGCTCTCAGGAATTTCCCTTATTCTCTCTCTGTAGCTTTCATCTGCTTCTTCATTTGTCCCTGAATTACTTTCTGTAATGTTTTCAACCTTTGCATAATTAGGGAATATATCAACCATATCCTTAATTTGCCCAACCGGAATACCGTTTCCAATAATTCCAAGCGTATTACATGTAGCTTTTCCGTCAACTGACAGATTTCCTTTTGTTATCTTGTATTCCTCATCTGTTTCAAAATAAAGCTCGTTGTATCTAATTCTTGAGCCTTTTGGGATTACGGTATCCGTTGTTTGAATGTTTGAAATATAGAATCTAAATGTAGCTACCGCTGGCTGTTCGATAAGCCTTTTACCTCTGTTTCCGTAAAATTCTCCCTTCAAATCCAGCCTTTCATTTCTTGCAAACCTTAAATAATTCTGCTTAATATCATCGTTGTATTTTTCTTCTAGTAAAGCCAGCTGATACGCTACTGTACTGAAAATTAATGTCTCAGGGCTTGCTTCTGTCAAGCTCCTTCCGCTAAGTTCCTGAAATTTATTAATCATATCTCTTTTTATTTCCCAAGCATCACTGTCTATCGCTTCATATTCCTCAAAATTATCCAATATTTATCACCTCAATTCCCAGTTCAATATCAAAATCATTATTGTGTTTATCTGTCATTTTTATTTCTGTAGTTTTTAAAATTGCCCTCGGCTCATATTTCCTGAACATCTCAAGCAACTGAGACATTATTTTATTTTCCACAACGTTTATATTTTTATCTATTAAATCGCTGTCAAAACTGAAATCACGGTTAAGTGGCTGTTCTTCCTTACAAACTCTTAAAAGCATTCCAACATTTGTTACAACTTCCTCAATATAATTTTTGGGAGAATAATTTATTTCCTGATTAGATGAAACATGTATCACTATTTACCTCCAATCTGATTTCTTAAAAAATTTAACAAGATCTGTCTGTCGGTTTCAGAAAAATTTTTAGCATAATCAATCATTTCATTAACTTTATCTGCTGTAATCATTCCAGCCCTTACTAAATTCATCAGTTCATCAATTTTGGCATCTTTTTTGATTTTTTCAAGCTGGCTCAATATTTCTTTTTTCTTGTTTTCTGCGATTTGAATAGCTTTATCTACTTTTTCAAGCGTGCTGTCTACTTTATTTTTTACTTTTTCCGCAAATTCCTGTAATTTTGTTTTTTGCTCAATTTCAACATTTGTAGCTTCTACTTCAACAAGCTCTTCCTGCTCTTTCTTTTGTGCTTTTAACTGTTCTATTATCTGATTATATTTTTTAGGATTATCTATATATTCCTTTAACGTCAAGTCTAAATTTATATAATCAAATTCGGAAGTTTCTCTATTGAAATAAGAACTCTTTTCACTTATATCTATTATCAAAAACGGAAAAGCTCCAAATGTCTGTCCTCCTAATGTTAAATAGCCATACTCTCCGAACTCCCACATAGTCTTTATTTTATCAAGCTGTTCCGATGGCGTTGTTTCTTGTGATAATGAAGAAATCAATGTAATTCCAAAAGTTATTTCCGTTAATTCCCTGCCTTGATGTCTTAACATACCTGGTCCGTATATTGGGTTATGTTCAGAAATTTTAGATTTATATGATCTATTTATCTGATTATTGATTGAAAATACTTTTTTGTCGGATACTTCAAATATTACATCTCCGAGACTTCCTATCATTATTCAGGCCCTCCAGTCTTATCGCCGCCAATCATAACGCCACTATGTTTATGTGTATTAAGATTAATGCTTCCGCCAGTTTTTGTAGTTCCGCTGACTTCTAAATCTCCATTAATTAAAATTTTGCCGATATTTAAAGTCAACGTGTTTTTATCATAGCTCCAGCTTCCGCCGTCAGAAAAAGTCTTTTTTATTTCACTTTCACTACTAGAAGCACCACGCATAGGACAACCAAGCACAACACCTTGTTCAGGCATTTCTGAAAAGAATAAGCAATAAACAGTTTGTCCTAGTCCAAGTGTATAATTATCACTGTGGCTTTCAGAATAAGGAACTAACACATTAAGCCAGTCCGTTGTTTTATCGTCGTCGCCCTTTAACAGAACTCTTACTTTTCCAGTTTTTGAATCTATTGCACTCACTTCTCCTGCTTTTAATGTTTCAATCAATTTAACCACCTGCCTTATCACTTTTTTGTAACAAAAAAATCACAGCTAAATTAATAACTGTGATTTTAAATATTTTTAATTGCTATTCTAACAGCCCCTCCATAACTTCATTATGAAACTGCTCTACTTTTTCCGCTATTTCTAAAAATAGTTCTTCGTAATCTGATTTCAAATCTCCTATTATAACACTTGTATCTATCTGCTGCATTGGTATCGAAACCATTCTATGTGTCCTAATATACGATAATCTAGTCAAGTTTATTTTAGGAAATTTTGACGGATCTATTTCTATATCATATACTGGATTTACATTTATTCTGTTTGGAATAGTTGAAATAGGAAGAACTACATAATCATCATTTTCAGGACTTCTTAATACTAAGGCAGGTCTTGATTTTATTGAATTTCTATGTAATCTTGTATCGTAATATTGAGTTAAACATCTAACTATTTTTCCTACCATCAAACCACCGCTTCATAGTCGTCAAATTCATCATAGTACATATCCCACACATAGTCATAAGGTCTTACTTTCTTTGCGTCTTCTCTTATATCTTCAGTTTGAATTTTAATCCTTCCGTTTTCTTCTTTTTTAAGCCCTTTTCGAGAATTGAGCCAAGAAATTTCCTTATGTGTTAATGCACTTAACTTCCACGATGCTAATGCTCCGTATTCTTGAATTACATTGTTTATTATGTATTTACTTTCACTTTTTATGTCTTCTGTTTCATAGTTTATTCCATCTGTTGTGTAAGAAGTTCGCACCTCTCTTGATACAGGTCCATACTTCCAGCCTTCAAACGTCTCATTAAAAAGAGGTTCATTTAAAATAGCAATTGTTTCCCTTTGGGAAAAATACAGCAACTTCTGTAATTTCATTTCATCAATAATTTCTCCTGTCACTCTTTTATATTCATTAAAAATATATTGAGCAACATTTATTATTTTTTCCATATCGCTACCTCCTCTAGTTATCATTTGACAACTAAATTATATCTTAAAAGTAGCAAAAGTGCAACAGAAATTTAGAGTTTTTTTGACTAATATCAAAATATTACAAACCACAGTTATTATATTTAATTGTAATTGTCCTATATCAATTTATTTCTTCTTATTTCTGGCTTTCCGTCCTCTTTTCTTGCCGGAACTCTTACTGCTTCTACCTTTTCTGCCTTTAGATTTATCCTGTTTTTCTGCTTCTTTTTGCCGTTGTTCCTCTTTAGTCTGAGCAATCGCATTTTGTTCAGCATTTTCTCTAGCTCCAAGTTTCATAGCATTGATTTCGCAAGTGTAGTCGCCAGTTACATTATGCGTTACTTTATCTATTACATATTTACCTTCAAACTTTCCCCAACTCTCATCCAGTTCTATTATTGCTCCAGCCAAGTATTTAGTATTTCCATCGACATTTAAAGTTATCTGATATTCCTGTTTCATGTTTTCTTTTAATGTTTTTTTGGCTACTTTCTTGGCCGTACTTTTCCCTTTTGTCTTAACTTTTAAAGTTTTTTCTTTTTTACTTCTGCTCTTTTTATTTTCAGCTTTATTTTTTAACTTCTCTTTCGATTCCTTAACTGTTTTTCCTTTTTTGGAGGAATTTTTACTTCCTGTTTTTTTGCTTTTTTCCTTTTTAAAAGACGCATAACTCATTTTTACCTCTTATTTTTTCTTGGATTTAACCTTTTTACCGGACTTCTTATTTTTAGAAGACTTGCTAATGTTCTTTGATTTTTTATTTTCTGATGTTTTTTCTTCTGGACTTTCGGTTGTAACTTGATTACGTTTTTCAAGTTCTTTTTTTGTAATAGTTTCCTTAATAACTTTTTTCTTATCAGGATCATAATATGAAACTTCAACGTTATCATAAATTTCCTTATTTTTCTTTTTCAAGCTGAAACTTCTTATTCTTTCATCATTAATATTAAAAATCTCAACAGTATCATTCTTTTCCATTTCTTCATCATCAAAAATGATTATCTTGTCATCAGACACCTTCATATTTAACCCAGTTTCCTTGACAACTCTATTAATAAAAGCCAAATCCGTTTCTTGATTCTGATCTAGCCTTTCAAAAAATTCGTTATCTGCATATATTTCCGCATTCATTTCATGCTTATTTGCAATCTGTGTAACAAGCTCTTTTAAAGTTATATTCTCCCAAGCAACACTATTTTTCTGATCTCGAATATTCTGGTCTAATGGTAAAGCTAAGCATTTCAAATTAAGCCTGTTATTTTCAAATGTCGGCTCATCCACATAAAAAGTTCCTAAATCCAAAAAATTAGTTTCATTTTCCAGCTCTTCATGAATCCCAACAAGTAATTGAGCGTTCTCGTCAGGATACCATTCTTTAAGCCAGCGATAATCTAAATTTTCAAGTTCCAGCTCCAAGTCATCTATTGCGTTCTTAGAGTTATCAGTATAGTTTAGAGATGAAATAGAATGGGCTATCTCATCAGAAATATCAACTTTATTAAAAATAACAATTACTCTTATATTCCTAGCAAAAGCCACTTCTATTCACCTCTTTTCCAAGGCGGCAAACGCTCATCGTTATCATTTTCTTCATCAGTAATTTCAGGAATAATAATAGGAATATTGGCATCGAAAATGGCAATGTCAATTAATCTTAAATTGTTTCTTATCAAATCATGGAAATACCCTTCACTTCCATAAACTTTGTAAGAAATTAAGTCCCAAGTGTCGCCTGAAACTGTTCTATACACTTTTACCTTTGCCATTATCCAAATGCCGTCCTTTCTTTTTTGTTTCTAGCTTTTTCCAATGCTCTCATTACTGCTCTTTCAATTGCGTTAGTATCAGCATTTCCGTTTACTGTTATACTGATATTGATATTATCTCCGCCACCAGAATTTTCGTTTCTAAGTCCCGAAATTTTTTCTTTCAAGCTGCTTACTCCAGCTCTGAGGTTACTTCTAGTTTCACGATTATTTAAAATCTGAGTACCACGTGGCAAGTTTAATAACATCTCATGTTCCGCTAAAAAAGCTGGTTTACCAGGCATTTTAATTAATTCAGCTCCACGTTCTGCTACTGTTGTAAGTCCTCCGCTCCAATAGTTTGTTCCAGCTGCATTTTTTCCAAATAATCCACCAACAGCTCCAAGTCCGCCAGAAACTAAACTTTTTAAATTGTTCCATTGATTCTTAAACCAATCAAATAATCCATTCAAAATACTTTTTGCACCATTGACAAATCCACTAATTCCTGATTTTACGCTTTCCCAAACGCCTGATATAATTCCAGGAATTTCATTCCATTTTCCTGTAAAAAATGCTATAAATAAATTGAATACTCCTTTCCAAACGGCTATTGCAGTTTTTATGGCACTACTAATCATTTTGAAAACACCACCAGCCACAGTTGACAAAAACTTAAATGTAGATCCTAAAGCTCTTACTGCCGAAATTGCTAATCTTATAGCTACAATAATTACAACTTTTATTATTGTTCCTATCACAGATAACACAGGTTTTAAACTGTTCCATACATTCCTCATGTGAGGTCCAGCCTGTTTCATCTTATTTGAAACCCAAGTTATTGCTTGCCCTATTCCTTGTTTTATCGTTCTGCCCAATTCTTTGACGTGTGGCATTATCTGTTTCATTGCATTATTTATTCCATTTCTAAACCACGTAGATTTATTGTAAAGTATTACAAATATTGCTATTAATCCAACAATTGCTCCTATTATAACTCCAACAGGATTTGCTAAAAATGCCATTTTTATCGCTATGCCTACACTTTTTATTATTCCTATTGCACCTCGCAACATTTTAAAAGGATTTAACATCAACTTAAATATCTTAATAGCTGAACTTCCACCTAATTTCAATCCATTAAAAGCAAGCTTTACCATATTTATCGGATTTAACATTGTATACGATTTTAAAGGCAAGCTCAAAACCTTGGATTGATGCG